GGTTGATCATCGCATCCTGTCGAACCTCGTCTAGCTCTTTGAACCAGTCAAAGTTGAACTCCAACTCGTCTCGACATCTTTTTATGTCATTGCTCAATAGATAATCTATCTCGTCTTCAGACAGGCCAATACCACCGTTGCTGTCTAAATTTCTACCCACGCCCACAGTGATCTTGTTTTCACTGCACAGGTACGCATGAGTCCTGACGCCTTCGTGTATTTTTAACTGCTCAATCAACCTGCTCATTTAGAACCCGACTTGCTTGCGCCAAAGTAAAAGCTCACCACAGAAGACACGATGCCCCCGAGATAACCCAGCACGAGGTTAACGACATTGAGGTCGTTGTCATCAGCAGGCTGGAGAGTAACGAGCAAAACATAGCCACCAAAGAGCAAGATAGACATAATGGCAATCGCCCTTGCCGTCCAATCTTCTGAGAAAGAATCCCTTGCATGTTGTATATCCTTCGTTTCTAACGCGAAGACATCAACTTCAAGCTCTTTCATTCTGACTTCGAAGTCAAGCTCAGCTTTTTTGATCTCGGCTAATTGCTCAGGGGTAGCCTGTTGCAACGCTTTCTCTATCTTCTGAGGCGTGGGATCACAACCCAACACATCAGCCAGCATAGTAGCCGCAGCACCACCTACAGGCCCACCAAGAGCCGCGCCAAGAGTAGGCGCAAGATCTCCGATCAATCCTTTGATGTTTTCAAACTTCATGCGAAATACTCCACTGCGCCTAAGCAGGCGATAATGAATGGATACATAGCCATGATCATGCGCTCTAGCTTATTAAATCGTAGGCCACCTTGATCCAAGCGCTTTTCAATCATCTCGCGCATTAGTTTGCACTCAGCCTCATGGATCTCAATTCGTTTCAATGCTTCTTCTGCTGTGTTCATCACTTATCCGCTAATGGGTTGTCTAACGCTCTCTGGACTAACGCCTCCAAGCGCTCTTCCAGTTCCTTAATATCCTGATCCTGTGACGTGCGTAGTTGCTCACGGCGCGTTTCAAACCGCTCGTCAGCGGCATCTATCATCTCTCGCGTATCTTTCTGCATGACATCCATAGCATCACGTATCTCCCGAGTGCTACTGCGGACTAAATCTTCCGTCCGATCCGCCTGCTGTTCGATCCTAAGTATATCATCGCGCAAGCCATTCTTGATGTCGCGTGAATAATCAACGGCCTCCGTAACCTTCGCATCCATGACTTCCATCTGCTGTTGATAAGCGCCTAAATCTAAGCTGGCGATTTCTTCCACCTTCTGATACATGAGAAAGCCAGCGTATAACGTGCCGATTATGCTACTCAGACCCATGACCGCCGCTATACGAGCACCCCACGACATGCCTTTCACATGCTTTGCTGCAGCCTTTACGTGATCATCAATGTTCTCCAGGTCTTCCATTAATTCTCAAACCCGCCCTCACCTTGCTGTAGGCTCTGCAAATTGCGTAGCTCTGCTCTTAGCCGTTGCACCTCTAATCTCTCTTTCTCTAACAGCAGTTGGTACAAGGTGTTGCAGTTAATCCGCTCTTCTGGCCCATCCAGAGGGATCACTATCCGAGCGTATACACCCACATCCTTGCGCTCAGGATACATAGGGTCATAATTATCAAATGGCCCCGTGGCGTTATTAATGATCCCAGTGACGCCAAACTCTAAGTTCATACCGCCACCCACAGCATTTTGACAATCCATGTCGCCCTTTCTGATCTTGTCAGATTGATAACTTGTAGGGCCGCTAGGGAGCTGTAGGTTCAACGAGCTGTTCTGTGCGATAGCAGAAGCACAAAAAAACAATAGCATGATAGCCAAGCATCTCACCGTGCTATGTCTCCAAACCGTGAGCAAATCCTAGAGGCAACCATTGCACCATTAGAACCATTTCCCCTCAGTTTTGACCTCGAGCATATGTACTCCGCACGATCAGCGTCATCTGCTAACACATAAACATCGAACTTGAGCTGTTCTAAATACTGCAATCGAATGACCCGATAACCCGTAACAAAGGGTACAGGTCTGAAGTCCTCATCAAACACAGCTATCTCATAGTACTCAACGTCCTGCCGCTTATTGAATAAGTGCATCTGAGTCTGCAAAACACCTGACACGTAAGATGGGCGCAACTGCGGATGCGATGGCAGCATCTCATGCGCGGTGCTTACGCTACTCCAAAGACAAGCTATTACTACAACCACTCGCCTCATTAGTTAGCGATGCACTCCGCGATCACGACAGCACGATATTCACCTGCAGGATATGCCTTACCAAATCCATACTCAGCAAGACTGCTGACGCTGAACCATGTCGTACCAGCAGTGTGTAAGTCATACTCTGTGGTGTATTCGTAAGTCACAGCGTTAGCGTCATAATCCGCCATAAGACTGTCTGACACTTCTTTGACTGAGGATGATCCTTCCCAGAAAACGGTATCAGTAAGTGTAGGCGATGAGGAAAAGCTATTAGGCGCAACGATACGCGCTGTATAAGACCCCCCTAATGCCACGTCATAACGAATGACAGGCTCGACGCCACCATCCGCTGTGGATGTACTGAGCTTTCCAGCAATCGGGTTGCCATAGACGCCAGTGGTATCAGTGTTGATGACGCACTTAGATTCTACGTTACCCATAATGATGGTCTCTTCTGCAATAGCTGGCGCACAAATGATGACCGTAGCACTTGCTATGATTTTAGCTTTCATTGTTGTCCCCTTACTTTCCATATTGGCTGTTCACCATTTTCTCATGAAGAATCTGTTGTGCCAGCCCATTACGTAAACCAGCCTTGTTGTCAGGTATATCACTTACAGGCAATTGCAGAGTTTCTGGATAAACCCCGCCTCGAATATCAGCACGATAGTAAGGATTTAAAGTCTCTAACCGACTCATGCTCATCAGCATAGCGTCCTGCGTTGCAGCCGCCGCCATTGTCAATGCGTTCTCAGTCGCCGCCAAAGCCGCCTCTAATCGCTCGTCAGGGCTTTCCTTTACCTCCCTTTGGCGTTTCTTGTCTCTGTCATAAAGCTCAGGATCTGTCTCTTCTGTCGCATCTAGTACGGCTTGATCCTCAAGTGCATCGTAAATATCAATCACTTCTGTTTCTGGCAACTCGATGGGAGGGACGTAGCCTGGACATGAGGGATCAGCCTGAGCGTCGTAACAAGAATCAATCTTATAGGTATAAACGACATTGGGATCTTCCACAAAACCCTTGCCCTCAACCTCGATAGAGCCGTCACCCCATGCACTGATCGGTATGTTATTGACTGAAACGAGTTTGTTAATGGTCTCACTAGGCAAACCAGACCAATCATCGACTTCACGGAAGATGTAACCATCACCCTCAGCATTCTCGTTTTGAACATAGACAATCATGTCGTCCTCTGTCTCTTTGACAGCCGTGTACTGATAGATGACACCATTCACAGAAAGGCCCGCAGCATTAGGAAGTACCTGCGACATAACCCAGTTAAGACCGTCCTGCGCCGCATTGCCTGTAGCCCCATAGGTAACGGGGTTAGATAAGCAGTAGGGCGAGCAGAACACCAAAGAAGCCAGAAGCCCCAGCGATCTCCCTTTCATCCAAACTCTCCATGCCTGTTTTTACTTCAAGCTCTTGTTGATTGGCAGTGTCAGTTTCCCAGGCGAGCTTTGCAGCATCACCAATGAGTCCGTCATATGGACATGGCGTTCCTGCGTTCATCATGGCTTTGAATACCCGCTCGTCTTGGCACATCACACTTACAGCAGCGACCTTCATGCCCATGTCGTAGAGCACCTTAGCGTTCTTCAGCTTCTCACAGTTCATGTCTCTGACAGTAGATCCAGCGGATATGCCTAAGATCTGCGTTTGAACAGCACCAGCGACACCCACGGTACAGAGATCTGAATTGCTGTTAGATATAATTTGAGGGGCTATTGCGGTAGGAGGAGGCGACTCTACTCTTGTAGTCATGTCGCCTTTGGTGGTTACAGTGCTAGTAGTGGTGGACTCAGTAACAATAGGTTCTTGTGCATTTACTGCGAACGGCAGCAATGTCAGTAAGAACAATCCCTGCCATTTTATGCTCATCTGCCGTCCCTTACGTGAAGTCCCTGCCCTTCCATTTTACGGGTAAAGTCTCTTGCGACTCTTCGATAACTTCGTAATCGCCATCATGAATTTGA